AAAAAAGAAAAACAATTGGGAGTTTAAAGGAGAAACAAAATGTATAACGAACTATTAGGAACGATGGCAGTTGCAGGATTATTCTTCACAGCAGGCTTTGCTGGTGCGGTATGGGACTTCAAGTGTGCGCAACGCAAGAAAGCGCGTGAACGTAAGTTAGAGATAGCAATGGAGCAATACAATAACGATATTGATGAAGCTATGGCATTGGGTGAACAACGTGTATTCGACCACTTAGCAGAAGCACGCAAGCACTCACATTCTGATAATGATTGGAGTTGGAAAGTATATTAAATGGACGAAAACGAAGAAGAAATCGACTACCACGATCCAGACCTATGGCTTAGATCGGGGTCATTCAAACGGTGGTTAGGCGATGATGATGAGGTGTAACAATGACAACTAAAAATAAAATTTATTCTGCGTGGGCTTACACAGAGAATGAAGAAGAAAAATGTAAATCGAATAAACTTGCCCTTGCTGAATTAAAAGAAAAGTACAAGATTGTTAATCAATATTATTACAAAACTTTTCTGAGCGATGAGGAAAAAGAAAGTGTGGATGTTGTATACGATTTTTACACGGGATATGGGAATAAAACTTATTTTGTCACCAAAAATAAGCCTAAGTTAACCACTCTTGAGCTAGCTTTAATTTGCGATGATGGAAATTTATGTTTTGGCTTCGCTGTGACGGCTAGCGGAATTAAAATCTATACAGATTAGAGGTATAACAATGAGATTTTACATTAACACAAAATACGAGCTAGTGTGCGCTCCAGATTATCACGATAAATTTGGGAACGTTACAGCAGATTCGTTACTAATTAATACAGGGACATATACCAAAATGCTGGAAGATGAAATCAATCTAGCAGTTGAGGAAGTCTTAAAACGCTATCGGCACACGATACCTAAGGAATTAGTAGAAGAATTATTTAAAGAGCGCAAAAGACAAGTACGAATGATGTGCGATACGAGCGCTATTCTGAGTGAGTATATGGATGGTTCTAAATGAGAATACTATCTATTGATCCATCATCAGCAAAAGCAGAAAAGAGTACATCTGGTATTGTGCTACTAAATAACGCACGATTAGAAAATTACTGGATCGTACCAGCTGGATTTAGAAATATAGATAGTTGGTATGAAGAGAATTGCTCAAGACTAAATTTTGATGTTGTTGTTATTGAAGAATTTGAGGCCAGAGATAATGACAAATCAAAAGACAATACTGTACTTCAAACGATTGCTCACTTTCAAAGTTACTTCCCAGATGCAATCCTACAAAGAAACGCTGGTTATCAATCAGATATCCCAGATGCACTTTTGAAAAAATTGGGATTATGGAAATTTGATAAAAGCCATCACAACGATGTGAGAGCCTCAGCAAGATTGGGATTATTTTGGGCGATGAGAAACGACATAAAAGAAGTTGTCTATGACATTGGAAAGGTGGTGATAGACAATAACAATTAAGTTGAGAAAATGGCAAAGTGAAGCTATTAAAAGGTGTGACTGGCTCACAAATGGAATTTTTCTTGAAGCCCTTGGGGGTAGAGGAAAGACCATCTGCGCTTTGGAAATCTGCAAGCACAAGGAAGCTAAAAGCGTAATCATACTTAACAATCGCTTATCTATCTTAAACGGTTGGGATGAAACGGTAAAGAAATTTCAATACGACAAAGATACAGCATTTATGATTATGACTGACAGGGCCTTGCAAAACAAGCTAAAAGGCAAATCAAAATTAGTGTGCGACATCTTGATTATTGATGAATGGCAGAATATGTCGAGCGACAAGCTAACTGCTCTTTATAGAAAGATCAAGCGCAAGTACACAATAGGGCTTTCTGCAACACCCGTCAGAAAAAAAGGACAGAATTTCTATCCTTTAGAAAAGACAATCTTTGGTTATGCTAAACCAAACAGAAAGTTTGACTGGCAAAAACAACACGGAAAGATGGTTTATGATCCTTTCTCTTACTCAAAAGAAAAGTGGGAGGATTTTAGAGATTATTACTCTTATATCAAAAATCTACCAAACTTCTTTGGTTGGGAAGAAATCGAAGAGATTGAGGATGCCGTAGAAAATAACGGCTATGAAGTCAAATTTTACCCTTACACAGTCGAAGTTGGAAATCCTAAAATGCTATCTGATTTTAAGAAGTACAATCTTGTAACTGTTAATGGTAAGAGTGCAATGGCTAAACAGTCATTCGGTCGAAAGACTTTCGAGCGTTACCTTTCGCAAACGGGAGTAGAGGTTGATTTTCCAAAAGTTAAGGCAGTTAATAAGGACACACCTTTATTAAAAAGCATAGATGGCTTAATTGAGAGAGCGCCTCACGATATGTTAATCGTGAGCAAGTCAAAACAAGTTGTAAATGTCATTCACGCGCGACATCCAAACATAGGAATTTGGACAGGCGACAGGAAAGAAAACACAGATCACAAGATCGTAGTTGCCACAAGCCAAGTCCTTGGTGTTGGTGTTGATGGTTTACAACACAAATTTAAAACGATTGTCGTACTTGATCCAGTTGATAAGAATTCTGGAGAATATGACGATTATAGGCAGTTGTTGTGGCGAATCACAGGAAGTCGCCAGCAACACAATGTAAATGTAATTGAGTATCAATATAAGGAGGTATAAATGTTTCAATTACCAGAAAATAAACCACAGATTCCAAAAGATACCCCCCGAAATTTCTTCTTCTATGGAGAGACCATGAGTGGGAAATCTTATTTGGCAAACGAATTTCCAAACCCTCTGATTTTAAATACAGACGGAAACGCTAGTGCGAATACTGTACCATCTATTCAGCTTGTAAACGAGAAGAACAGAGATGGACGGATCACTAAGTCAGTTATCACACAAATTGGCGAAATCTTACTTGCCTTAAAAACACAAAAACACAGCTACGAAACAGTAGTGCTGGATGTTATTGATGATGTGATTGAGATGATTAAGATTGCGGTTTGTGATGAGTTGACCCCAAATGGAAGTCAGCGTGTACGTTCGCTTTCTGAAATTCCATACGGAAAAGGCTATGACTTCTTTAATCAAGCAATCACAGAAATGGTTATTGATTTAAAAGCCTTACCAATGAATGTGATCTATATCAGCCGTCAAGTTTCAGAATACGATGATAAAGGGAATGCAACGAAAGACAAACCAAGTCTTAAAGATAAGTATGTGAACCTAATCAACGGTAACTCTGACTTGATGGTACATACAGAAAAGTTAGGAAATAACTATAATCGAGAAGTTGAGCGCAAACGTAAGAAATACTACGCAGACCAAGTTGATGATAAGGCTATCTTGAAAATTTTAACAACAATTCGAGGGGCATTAGAACCAGCTAAACAATCAGCCCCTACAAAAGAAGAAACACCAAAACCAAAGGAACAAGAAATTGTTTCAAACGATGATTTATTTTAATTAAAAGGAGAATACAAAAATGAGTTTATTAGATATCGCAAAAGCAATTAAAAAAGAAGGATTTGATCCACGTAAAGACAGCGCAAACGGTCCTAAACCAATCCCTGCTGGTACATACCCAGCCGTACTAAAAAAAGTACAATTCAACATCTCGGAAAGTGGTTGGGAAAGTATTCAATATCAATTCCAAATCCGTGGTGGTGAATATGACGGCCGCACAGAATTTGTATCATTCGGTACATTGTCAGAATGGAATGGCAAAGACATTAAGTGGTCAGTAGAACGTACCATGAAATTCTTTATCAAAGCCCTTGTGTTGGCTGGTGACAACATGAACGGAACTGAACAAGACGGTAAGGATTTGGAAGAATCTCTTAATCGTCAAGCAGTTGGATCATACTACAACCTTGTTATCACAGAAACAGAAAGCAAAGGTAAGGTATACCGCAACTACGATTTGGAAGAAGATACAGCGAATCCATTTGCGAATGGCAAACCAACAGAAGTGACAGAGGATAATCTCCCTTTCTAATAGATAAAGAGGTGGCACGGAATGACTAGCATGAAAGACTAT